GTGCTGGCGTAGTTCAGCGTAAAAGCAAGAGGCGGGATTTTGGCACGCGACGTTATTGTGCCGTCATAGTTAGCCGTACCAGCTGTGACGAACACATCAAACGATTCAGCTAGCAAATAGGGCAGCCATTCATCGTAATCATCCGTTAATGCTGGCGGTGTTGCGGCACCGGTTGTATTAGCCAAGCTGGCGTAAAATGTCGCACCATCACACACCCACCACAGGGCACTTAGGGCAAGTTCGCGTGTGACGGTAAAGCTTGCAGTCATCGCAACTCAGCCCTCAGCTAAGGTTGCCGCCGATGCCATAGCCACCGCTGAGGCTTTCTTCCAACAGCTGGCGCTCGGCGCTTTCAAGTTGCAGGCGCACTTGACTGCTGAGCTGCTGCACGGCCCCTAGTTGCAGCTGCCATTCCAGATCAAGATCGCCCATGCTGCGGTTGACGCCATTGGGCACCAGCAAGGTCTCCAGCTGCAGCCGCACTTCCAGCGCGGCATTGCTGATCTTCTTGTACGGCAGCGCTAAAGCCGTGGGCTGCAGCTCAATCTCAAACACCTCAGGTTCACCCGTAGGCAGTGAGCTAAACAGATCGGCAACGATGCTCTGGTAGCTGCTCAGATCAGCAGTGGCCAGCGATGCCACGAGGCTGGACACGCTCACATTGCCGGCAGCAGTGCTGACGGTCGTGGTGCTGTTGACCGGTGGCTGCGGGCCGTTGTTAATCACGGGAGGCGGCACTGGCAACGCCGTGGTGCCTGGTGCCACAGGGGTCCACAGCGGTCCATTGATATCTTCGCCCTCTACACCCCAATAGAGAGCGTCCGTTGAGACGATGCAGCTGTTGCTGTCAAAGCTCCAGGCAGTGCCGTTGGTGCGGTAGGTGGCCGTAATGCCGTTACTGGTGAGATGGAAGGCGCTCAGCGGGCTGGTGGGCAGTACACCAAGCTTGGTGGTCACCTGCATCCCGAGGCGATGGCCTAGCAGCAAACGGTTTTGTTCCTCTCCATAGTCGGCGGCGGCGGTTTGAGCGTTACTGCTCGTCACCGTGCCGTCTTCGTTCACGATGTCGTCGGGCAGGTACGGCACCGAGAACGAAAGGGAATTATTGGTGCGCGTCTCTGGTGTGCTCGCAACTTGAATTTGCGAGGTGCCCTGAAACACCGTGTCGTATGAGGTGTAAGGCTCCAGATAGGACGGCGTATCAGAACTAGGCGGTTTCGGCAGCTCTGTAGTGTTGATCACTACATCCTCTAATACTAATGCGAAAAACTGATCAATGAATCTGTCTGGCTCAGCATCTTTGGGTAGGCTTGAAGCAGCACTAGATATGGCCTGCTGCCCCATTTGCGTCAGACCATAGGCCACGTAAGTCTTTTCGTATCGCTTTTCGTGCGTATCACTATAAAGAATATCAGCGACAACAACCTGCTTTATTCCTACACCGCCATTATAGAATGATGCAAGGATCGAGGGATACGCAATGTCCTTAAGACCCATGCGTCCATAGGCTTCAAAATGTGGCATTGTCTCCGTGCTTTCTTCTCGTATCACGCGATATGTCGGCAGCTCAGGCAACAGCAGGATCCTGCCAGACGATCCGAGATAGGGGCTAGAGGATGTTGGACTGGCGTCAATGATTGCCTGCTGCGCTGCATCAATCTCCTCATCAAGCTGTTGCTGCTCTGCTTCTGTCAGGGGCGGCGGCGGGATTTCCTCGTAGGTGTAGATATCAGTCTTAGTTACTTTTAAATACCCATTGTTTAATAGAGTAAATTCCACGGGGATGCCGAGCCTCTCCATGACGTATTCGTCTCCTGAGTACATGATATAGAAAAACTGCGAGTTCAGCTTGATGTCGGCGACAGTGGTCTCGGTTACCCTCTTCAGTACGCGATTGTCTGGCTCTGCGGTTTCTTCGTAAGTTGTAGTGATCTCAGTGATTGGGTGACTGATAACGCGCCCCCCTTCCGTTGTAATCTTTAAAATGGATTCGCTTGTTGTAGTGCTTTCATTCCACGTCGCATCAAACGATCCGTAATTCGCCTGAGAAGTGCTGACCCCTCCCTTCCACACGGTTGACGTGCCTTCGCCGGTTGGGTTCTCGGTGTAATCTAGGCCACCTTGATTCAGGTCAATATCTAAGACCTGATCAAACTCCACAACAGGGCCGCCATCGGACAACTCCTTGTATGAGTCAGCAACCAGCTCGCCATTGGAATCCAGATAGCCAAAGCGCGTCGCACTAGCAAGGATGTCTGACAGCGTTTCGATGTAATCGTCACACTCCAGATAGTCAACCTGTTGCGTGAGGGTCCAGCTGCCGATGTCGTTGACAGTAACGCCAATGCGCCTGCAAATCAGGTTTGCAGCTTCCCGCAAATTGAGCACGCTTGGAATCTTGGGCTCACGTCCGTTGAGGCCCTCCACCAAGGCCGTATTTAAGGTGCCGCCCCCTTTCCCTTTCTCATAGGCTAACTTGTCGGCAATCTGCAGCTGCGTCTGATTGCTCAGCGGGTTAGCAAACGCCTGCGTCACATAGAACGGTCCACGAGGAAAGCGTGCTGCTACACCGTAAGGGGTGACATAGGACAGCTCCACCAGATCACCATGGGCAGGTGTGATTAAACCAGCAATCACCAGATCGCCTGTTGTCATCACCAAGCCTTGACCTTGCACATGGTCATCTTTGACACTGCCGGAAATCACCGGGCCAAGGTTGCAGATGACTTCTGCCCTGATGTCCAACACCATCAGACTTCCTCCACGGTCAAGGTGACGGTGTAGAGGTTTGTTTTCAGGCCAGCAACAATGCGAGCTTCAACGCTTGCGGTTGGTGCGCTGGTGGGCCACCAATCACCAACGGCAGGTGTGCTTTGCACGGTGCTGGCAACCCAGTTGCGCAGGGTGATCCAATCGGCCTCGCTAGCCACGGTGCCTGTGATCTGCCGCACTGCTGATGAGCGCAGGGGTCCTTGGATGTAGGCAAAACCACCAGCGGTGCGCTCCAGCGTGGGGAGGTCATCCAACGTATCCATCGGCTCTAGCAGCGTGATCGTCACCCCGCCCAAACTGACCGTGCCAAGGTTCGGCAGCAAGGCATCGTCGGCTGCGCTGCTTTTCTCCAGCGACTTCTTGGCAACGGTGAGCGCCTGATTGGCATCCACCAAGGTGGCAGTGAGCTGCACATAAGCACCGACCTGCTCGATGGTCGGCGCATCAGTGAACCAACAGGCCACACCGGAAGCGCTCAGGCCGTTCGCGCTGAAGCTCAGGCCAACGGTGCTGCCAACGCTGTTGCTGGCGATGGAGTCAGGATCAGCCTGACGTGCCGCCAGCCACGTCTCAAAGATCGAGATGAACTGCCCCAGCTGGGTGCTGTTCAGCAGGCCGGCCACCGTCCAGCTGCGTGCCGCCAGGCCGAGGCTGACATCTTCTGCGGCATAGCCCAGCGGCTGCGCCGTCAGGTTGGTGATCGTGAGGCCGTTAATGGTGACGCTCATCTCAGCCTGAGGTTCCGCTCACCGCCGCACCACTTGAGTTGCCCCTTGCGCCGCTGTTGTTGACGGTGACGTTGACCACAGGCTGCTTGGCGGTGTTGGTGGCGATGGTGGAGAGGAAGCTGTTCATCTGGGAGAACTGCTGACTGCCGTCGATCACCGTGTTGACCTGCGCTTGGAAGGCCGTGGACAGATCACCGCGAGACTCGGCAGCGCCTTGCAGCTGGGCCTTGAAGTTCTGAGCAGACACTGCAGCGGCGTTGGCGTAGCCGGCCTGATTGCGCAGCTCGGCGTTGACATCGGCTTGCAGCTGGGCCTGCTGCTCCACCGAGCCAAACTCGGCCTGAGCATTCAGGGCGATCAGCCGTTGCTGGCTGAGGCTGTCGCGTTGAGCGGCCTGCTGCGCATTAAGTGCCTGTAGGCGCAAACCTGAGAGGCGCTGCTCCTCCGTGCCTTGCTGGCGGATGACGTTGAGCGCTTCCTGCGCCGCTTTGAGTTCTGCTTGTTTGAGCGGGTTGCCGCCGCTTGCTGCCTCTTTGGCACGCAGCACTTGCAGCTCGGCTTCTTTCTCCAAGCGCTGCTGAGCCAGAGCAGCCTTCTGCCGCTCCAGCTCCAAGCTGATCTGCTGGCCCTGCTGCTCTGACACCAAGGCACGAGCTTTGAGGTCAAACTCAGCCACGGTTTGATTGAACTTGGCTTGGCCGTATTGCAGCTCTAGCGCCCGGCGCTGGGCGTCGTTCGTGGCGAGCTTCTGCGCTTGGGACAGCTCTTGATCTAGAAGGGTCTTAATGGTTCCGCTGCGATCAATGGCTGAATCGTTGCGGGCTTTGTTGATTTGCTGAGCAATGTCAATCTCCTGCTTGCGAACATCCAAAACACGCTTACGGGCGTCTTCTTCTTTTTTCAGACCCTTGATCTTGGCGTCAATTTCAGCGCCGCTGGCAGCTGTTGCTGCTTCTGCGGACTTCTTCCCTTCTTTACCGACCGCCTTCACCTTGTCAATCGTTCCGTCGGAGGCTTTGCCTGCCTCATCAATCTGAGAGTTCAGCGCCACATAGGCAGCGGTGCCTGCGCCGACAGCAGCAGCAACAAGCGCTAAGCCCACTCCGCTCAAACTAATCAGTGTTGTCTTAGCAGCGGCTGCCGCAGCAATGCTGCGCGCCCAAGCAATGGTGGACACCACTAGACCCTTGATGGCACCAAGCAAGGCAGGCCCTGCCAACACCGCAGACGCTGCAGCAATGCCAGCAATGGCTGGCTCCAAGCTCAAGGCAGCAGCCGCCAAATCCAGCATCCCGCCAACCAACGGGCCAAACGCCTGGTCCCCTTTGACGATCAGATTGGAGACGCTGTTGTTAATGCGATTGAGGCCGCCGCTGATCGTCTTGCTGTTGATGTCCGTCGCTTTTGCAGCAGCGCCTTCGCTGGACTGCTGACGCTCTAGGTTTTGCGTGTACTTGACCAGCCCATCATTAACGAGCGGCTGAATCGCAGTCAGCGCTTCAAGGCTTCCAAACAGCTCGTTATTCAAAGCAGCGCTGCCCTTCGTCTTAACAGCGACATCCTGCAAGAACGCCCCAAGACCCTTCGCCTCTAGCGCTTGTGCGTTGAAGTCAATGCCAAGCTGCTGCGCCAGCCGTTGTGCTTCTTCTGTTGGCTTGAGAATGGAGCTTAGCGCTTGCCGCAGACCAGCGAAGGTGGATTCCACGGGCACACCTTGTGCCGTGGCGGTGCTGATTGCTGCGTTTAGCTCATCAATGCTGACGCCTGCCGCAGCAGCAATCGGTGCAACGCGACCGATCTGATCGGCGTACTGAGAAACAATGATCTTGCCATCGTTCTGAGTTTGAATGAATCCATCAACGATCTTGGCGGCGAAGTCCGCTGACAAGCCGTAAGCGTTTAGAACGGAGGTGGCAGCATCGCCAACGGTGTTGATGTCGGAGAAGCCACCCACAGCACCTTGAGCAGCGGCCTTGAGCACCTTGGCCGCATCGGCTGCATTGGTAAAGCCTGCCGAAGCCACGTCATAGGCGGCCTTGGTTAGCTCTACTTGGCTAATGTTGGCGTTCAGCTCCTTGCTGACGCGCTGTAGTTCAGTGCCGAGTTGCTGCGAGTTGACGCCTAGCGTGCGGACAGCTGCATTGGCAGCATCAATGTCTTTGAGCTGATTGAAGGCCACTGAAGCGGCACCTGCCGCACCAATGGCCAGACCCAGCTGACCGCCGAGGGCGCCCAGACCCCCGATCTCGGCCTGACCACCTTCTGCCTTCTTGCGTTCGTTAGTGGCATCACGGATCGCAGCTTGCAGTTCCTTGTATTTCTGGCTGCCGATCTCAACGAGCCTTATCTCCTGCTGCAGGCTCGTGATCCGCAGGTCAAGGCCTGCCAGTGTGCCTTTACTAGCACCACCGCCAAGGGCCTTCTCAATCGCCTGACCAGCGCGGCCCGCTAGGCCCCGAACTTGCTCGATGCCAGCGCGGAAGGCTGTGGTGTCCAGCAGGACATCAAACGTTGCCCGTCCGAGCGAATCCGCCACGCCTACGCCTTGCTGTGCCTAGAAGTTGCCCCTACTTCACCAACTTCTGCAGCGTGGTGAGTGCTGGCAGCCGGAACAATGCGGGCGTGATCCAATCCCTCGGCGGCATCTGATTGCCGGCCTTGGTGCGGTAACCCTGCAGCACGTAGACCGAGTAGTCCACGTTCCAGGTGTAGCGGTAGCTAAACGGTCCGCTCTTGGTCCGCACGATGCTTTGCCGCAACGCTCCGCTATCCACGATGTCGCGTGGGCTGCCGACGCTCTCACGGCC